ATTGATAGCTTATGTGAAGATATGAAATATGACGACCTTGTAGTTGAAGAAATTGAACATCAAGGAAAGAAAGTAAAACTAAACAACCCTACTAGAACACCTAGTGGACCAGGTAAGTTTGCAGTGTACGTTAAGAACGATAAAGGTAATGTTGTCAAGGTAACTTTTGGTGATCCCAATATGGAAATCAAAAGAGACAGTGTAGCAAGACGTAAATCTTTCAGAGCAAGACACAACTGTGAAAATCCAGGTCCTAAATGGAAGGCAAGATATTGGTCATGTTATCAATGGAGAGCTGGTGCAAAGGTAGATAATTAAAAATGGAGATACTATGTATATAAAAGGTGGAATGAAAAAACTTTCCAAGGCTATCGCCAAGTCAGCGAAAGAAGGATTTGATAAAGAGATAGCAAAAGCACAAGAAGAAGAAAATCAAATACAGGCAATGGAACGACAAGCGGCTGGTTTACCACCAATTGATGAACCAGAAACGATGAAGTTTCCTACGCCAGAACCAAGTAAGGAACCACCAATAGAAGAAGTTCCTTATATAGAACCGGAGATTATAAGAGTGAACGAAAATTATGACCCCTTAAAGGGAAATTTAACAATGGCTGAAAAATGCGAAGCATGGAAACATAACTTTGCTCAGTTAAATCCAAAAGAAAAGTTTATGTATCTAATACAACAAAGTAAAGGTGTTGTTAAATTAGATGAGAAGACACAGAGAATACAAGGCTATAGAGTTTATGGTTGTGTAAGTCAGGTATGGGTATTACCATCATTAAAAGGTGATAATATGATACTAGAAATGGACGCAGACTCACATGAAGCAAGAGGAGTTGTTTACATACTTAAAAACATTTTCTCAGGTCATACACCAAAAGAAATCATTGAGTTTAATGTACATACTATTATGGACATTGGTTTTTTAGATGTTTTATCTATTGATAGAGTTGACGGTACTTATGCAATTATACAAGCAATCAAAGCTTATGCAACAGACACACAACAAATAATAGATGAACAGTCTGGTATTGTTAATACAAAGAGTGTATATAAACCAGGTAACGCTACTAACAAAGATTACTTCAAGGACTTTAAAGACGAATAATGAAAACAATTAAAGAAGTCAACACAATGTTACAAGAGGGAGTGTACGATCCAGGTATATTCAAAGCTTTCTTTTTAGCAGGTGGTCCAGGTTCGGGCAAGACTTTTATTACACAATCAGCATTTGCTGGTACAGGATTGAAAGTAGTTAATTCAGATACAATCTTTGAAAGAAGTTTGTTAAAGGCAAATTTATCATTAAAAATGCCAGACCATGAAGAATACTTTAGAGACATTGTAAGAAGAAGATCAAAACTTACAGCAGGTTCTCAATTGGAACAATATGTACAAGGCAGATTAGGGTTAATCATAGACGCAACAGGTAGAGATAAGACAGTTATTACAAGACAACACTCTATGTTAAAGGCGATTGGCTATGATACGTATATGATCTTTGTAAACACAAGTTTAGAAGTTGCACAACAAAGAAACTTAAATAGACCTAGGTCTGTACCTGAATACATTGTACAGAATAGTTGGAACAAAGTACAACAAAACATTGGTAGTTTCCAAAGTACATTTAAACCAATGAACATGTTAGTTGTTGACAATAACAGATCAGAAAAAGAACTTGTTACTAATACGGTTGCTACAGCAAGTAAATATATTAGAAGACAAATAAGTAGAAATCCAGATAACTATCTTGCTAAACAATGGATAGCAAAAGAACTAGAGGCAAAAAATTCTCTAGTACAAAGTTCACTTGCAAAGATGAGAAAATGATAACAAATTTTAAAGACTACATAATCAAAGAAAGTATTATAGATATACCTAGAAGAACATATGCACCAGCTGTGTTTGATAATGCAGATACTAAAAAACCTACAATAAAAAAGAGTGTTCTAAAACAGATTGACGATCAAATTTTTCAATTTAAAAAAGAATATCCTGTTTTAAAGGTTGCTTTAATTGGTTCAATACTAACACATAGATATAGAAATGACGCAGACTTGGACATTAATATACTGTTTGATATACCAAAAGAAAAACAAGAACAAGAAAGAGTTGACCTTTCTCAAAAGTATTTGTCAGCAAAGAACCCAAAAAATATTCAAGGTAAATTAATACCAGGTACACAACACCCTATTAACTATTACTTTATTACAGATGAAGAAACTTACGATGATCAAAACAAAAAAGCAGACGCAGTATTTGATATAACAAATAATAAATTTGTTAAGAAACCTGACGATTTTGTATTTGATACTAATCTATATGTACAAGAGTTTGAAAGAAAAGTACAAGAGTTAGACGTAGTTAAAGGCGAATTAAAAAGAGACATTATAGATTATAATGAATTAACAGAATTAAAACCTAACGACATTTTAAATCTACAAGAAAAGATTAATGAAAAGTTAGATGAAATAGAAGATAGTATCAGTGATATAATTAAAATCGGAGATGTTGTAGACGCCGAAAGAAGATCAGCATTTAATACTGACATGTCACCAGATGAAATTAGAAAATTCGGTGTTAAGAATAGATTACCTAAAAATGTTATCTATAAGATGTTAGAAAAATACCATTACTTAAAGTTCTACAAAAAATGTAAAATGATTTTAGATGATGGTAAAGTTACAGACGATGAAATTAAATCTTTAAGAATAGAAGACGTTGATGGTATGAGTGCAGAATCAATTGCCTCAGCATGGTCTGATATAATTAGAAGAACAATTAAGGCACCTAGAATGAAAGCCGGCATTGAACTGTACATGAAATATCTAAAACAAGGTATGAAAGACGCCAAGAATAAGGCAGCTCAACATGCTGGTATAGATTACAATGAATTTGGTAAGGCAGTGACAGACGCTGGGTTACCTGAACAAGTTACTGAAGCAGTCGTTGCTACTAAAGAGGTTGCATTTACATTTGGTAGATTTAATCCACCTACAATAGGTCACGAAAAACTTATTAAGAAAGTTGCTCAGGCAGCCAAAGATTATAAAGTATTTTTAAGTAGAAGTGAAGATACTAAAAAGAATCCATTATCTCCTAGTGAGAAATTATCTTACATGAAAAAGATGTTTCCTACACACGCAAGAAACATAGAGATTAATAAATCAAATATGATATTAGATATTGCTACTACGTTATTTAAGAAAGGTTACAACGTTCTTAAAATGGTTGTAGGTAGTGATAGAGTAAGTGAGTTTAAAGGTATACTTACAAAATATAACGATGTTCAAAGTAGACATGGTTACTATGATTTTAAAAAGATAGAAGTTATATCTGCCGGTGAAAGAGATCCGGATGCCGATGGCGCCTCTGGTATGAGTGCAAGTAAAATGAGAGCTGCAGCTGCCAAAGGAGACTTAAAAGATTTTGCAAAAGGTTTACCAAGAGGTGTAAACGCAGACGCATTAATGAAAGATGTTAGAAAAGGAATGAACATCAAAGAAGAAATTCAAAACAATAAACCAACAATGAGTTTAGTTGAATTTGAACAACAACAAATAAGAGACCTTTATTTAAGAGACATGATCTTCAACATTGGAGAAAAAGTTACCTATGTCAAAGAAGATATGCAAGGTACAGTTAAAAGAAAAGGTACAAATTATATTGTCCTAGAGGACAATCAAAACAATTTACACAAATGCTGGATATGGGATTGTATTCCTATCGCAAGTGACAAAGAGGTTGCAGTGAGAGAACATAACTTAAACGTAGACTATGGCTTTAGAGCCGTTTCAGAGGATACCTTTAAGGAACAGAAATACAAAAAGATATTTGGTGATTTAAAGAAAGAGATCAGTATGAAATTTGAGAAAGAATCGTATGAAATAGGCGCCGACTATGCCAATCATACTAAAGAAATGACACCTGGTGAGAAACCAGACGCTAAACCTATTGACGCCAAGCAGAGAGGTTACCCTACACAACCAGATTTAGATACAAAAATATCTGAAATAAATGTAAAAGAATGGGCTTCTTCAGGTGAAACAATAGATAAATATAAACAAAGATTTAAAGAGGAATGGAAAGTAAAGCTTGATCAGGCTGTGACAAAAATGATTAATGACTTATAGACCACCCAAACAAAGGAATAAAATGAGCAGCTATAGAAAAACAATGGCAGAGGCAATGCAGGAAGTAAATGCAATTAGCCAAGAACGACAAGATAAGAATTTATTAGAGAACGTTCTAATGGGTACTCTTAAAGATAATCAATTGGCCAACCTTAAAAAAGTATGGGCAAATAAATCTATGAAAGATGTAACACCAGGTCTTAAAGCTACAATAGCTAAAATGGACATGCCTACTAAAGTTGCAATCGCAGGTGCAGGAATTAATGTACTTAAAGATATAGTATTCAAAGAAGAAGACGCTTACGATAAAGACGATGAGAAACCAAAGACTAAACCTAAACCTAAACCTAAAAAATTACAGGCGTCTTATGAAGAAGTAGAACTACAAGCAATACTAGACGAAAAATTTACAGTACAAATTACTAAAAAAGATGGTTCAACAATGGAACTAGGAAGATATAATACTTCACATGAAGCACAAAGATATGTTGACATGTATGGTAAAGGTGCTAAGGTTGTTAAAGAAGAAAATTTCCACGAAGGCAAGATGAGCCAGATATATGCAATGGACCAAGATGGTGCAAGTGCAACCGAAATTGCTAAAGCATTAAAAGTTTCAACAAAAACAGTTGAAGATATACTTGGTGAAGACAAAAAAGATTTAGACGAGTCTTTTTCTCCTGCTATGTTACAAAAATTAAAAACTGAATTTGGTCCTTTAAAAGGCAAAACAATTAACGCTGCTCAGGCAAGACAGTTGATGAACATTTTAGATAAATTAAATGATAAAGGTTTAGAAACTTTAAAAGGTGCAGGTATACCTTTTGTTTCATCTGGTGCAATGTCTAAACTTTCAGTAAGAAATATGAAATTCAAAGTAACTACACTCAATCCAATGAAAGAAGAATCTTGTGGTTGTGATTGTGGTAAAAGTCCTTGTACATCATGTGGTAAAGATCATCACAAAGTTGAAGAATCTTATACAGTAAAATATGTAGACCCTTTAAATAAAAAGAACTTACGTATGAAACATGCTGATAAGAAAGACGCACAAGATATGATGGATAGATTGAAAAAAGATGGTGTTAAAGAGATAGAGATAGTAAAAGAAGGTTCAAGTGCTTTCTCACCTACTAAAAAGTTTTCAGATCAAGAAATTAAACAAGCATATGGTATTGCAAATGACCCACGTTACAAAGGTGGTAACTATTCAGGTGCAGTTACAGCTATTGAGAAAATAGCAAAAGGATTATCATCATATCCAGCAGTACAAAATGTTTTAAAAAGAACTAATGAAGATGTACCAGCAGGCTCTCATAAAATGCCTGATGGAACTATTATGAAAGACAAAGATCATAAGAAAGAAGTTGAAGAAGATAGCGATCCTTGTTGGGATAGCCATAAAATGGTCGGTATGAAATCTAAAGGTGGCAAACAAGTACCAAACTGTGTACCTAAAGAAGAAACACAAGATGGTGCTAAGAAATTAGTTGCTAAAATTATGAAAGAAAAATTTGGTGCAACAAAAGATTTAACAGAAGCAAGATGGGAAATAGAAGGTAAATTAAGTTACAAAGGAATAGGTAGCTATGATAACTTTCATATGGTCGTTGACGCTCCTAACAAAGACAAAGCCGAAGATAAGGCATATAGCGAGTTAGATAAAGCAAGAGCAAGAAAAAAAATAGGACCAGGTGGTGGCGGTAGAGTTGAAGACGCTGAAGTTGAGTCAATAGAAAAAACTAACGATAAGTTATCAGCTCCTGAAACTTACCAAGGAGGAAATTAAACATGAAAAAAGATTATTTTAAAAGTAAACCAAATAGCCTAGAAGCTATGGCTAAAGATATGCAAATACACACTAACGAGTCTGATTACCAAGATAAATTCAAATCTGAATTAGGTAAGACAGGTAAATCAGGTATTGGTAGTATGACACCAAAAGAAAAAACTGCCTTCTTTACTAAAATAGATAAAATGCATACAGCAAAGAACGAAATTAAAGAAGACGTATCAGTTTGGGAACAAGCAGCTGACGACAAAGAGAAGTTAGCTAAAGAAGCAAAGTATTTAAAAGTTGAAGACAAAGACAAAGCAATTCCACCAATAGATAAAGACAATAAACCTGGTGTTAAGATCGCTAAGATTAGAGCAATGAAAGACGGCGAAGATAAAGGCGAAGAAGATGTTGAAAAACTTAAAGGTCAAGTTGATCTATTGAAAGTAAAATTAGAAAACGAAAAAAACAAAGCAGTTAAACCAGTACCTAACAAAGATACAGGAGAAGTACCTCTATCAGTTGGTATTGCATACAAGCATTTAAGAGATAAGATGAAAACTGAAACTGCTGATGTACCTAATAGAGGCAGTAAAGAGAAAGAGTCTCTTTCACTAGATACTCCAGTACAAAAAGATAAGGTTCTTCCGAAAGACAAGGGTAAAACTATGACGAAGCAACCTCAAACAGACGTAGAACTTAATCCTAAACTTAACTTATCATTTTAATCTAGGTATAATCTTATTATGGATAAATTGCCTAGAATATATTGTGATATGGACGGTGTTCTTTGCGACTTTGTAAAAGGCATTGAGAAGTTACATAAGATTAAAATTTCCAACTGGTCATATGGTAGTAAGCAAGAAAAATGGTCTCTAGTAAAGAGTACACCTAAATTCTGGCACACATTACCATGGCACACAGGTGCAAGACAACTATGGTCTTACATAAAGAAACACGATACTCATATACTATCAGCATACGTAGAAGAAAGCTTTGATCCTAACTGTATACCAGGGAAAAGATATTGGGCAACGACAAATCTTGGTCTAGGACGTACCAAAATCAATCTAGTTAGAAGATCAGAGAAGCAACAGTACGCAAAATACAATGGTCAACCAGCCATTTTGATAGATGACTACAAGAAAAACACAGACCAATTCACTGCCAGAGGTGGCATAGGAATTGTACACACCTCAACATCAAATACTATCCGACAGCTTAAACAGCTAGGTTTTTAAATATAAAACTCTTATAAATACCAGTGTTATAACAACAAAGTTAATTAATTAATTAAGGAGAAAACAATATGGCTTTATGGGGAAACGATATTAAACCCAAGAACCTAACTACGGCTGAGAAAAAGGAAGTATACGCTACTTCTTCAGGCTGGGTTAGAGAAGCGGGTTCTATTCTTTCAGGTAATGATAACACGGCTGCTACACCAGAAGTTTTGGTTGCAGTAAACCAACTTGCAACACTTATGGGTTCAGGTAACATCACTGAAATAGAATTTATTACGACAGCATTTGATAAATCTGCTGGCGCAACACTACAAGCAAGAGTAAGATTTAATGAAGACGTAACTGTAACAGGTACACCACAATTATCAGTAGTAAATGGTAATGAAGGTGCTGGAACAGGTAGAGGTCCTCACGTATTATCTTATACTGCTGGAACAAATAGTAACGAATTGACATTTAGTTTAGTAATTGCAGCTGACAACGCTGCTACTAATGCTGACGATGTACTAACAATCGGTACTAACGCATTGGCACTTAACGGTGGTACAGTAAAAGATAGAGGTACGGCAACGAACTCTACAATTACTAACGCTGCTAGTATAGGTACTGCTGCTGGTTCAATTACAGTTGTAGCATAATAAACAAGTTTGAACACAACATGGTATTCGTACCGAATTGTTAGAAAAATATTTTGATTTTAACAAGTGTGGAACTTAAATTATAGAAGAAAAAACTATAAATTAAATTAAAATAAAGGAAACAAAAAACAATGGCAAACATTACAAAAATACACCTAGAAGATTCTGATGATTTCAACAGAGTTGCTGGTGGAAAAGTTAAAAGTACAGTTACATTCAATGAAGATGTACTCGTAACAGGTAACCCTTACTTAAATATGGTAGTTGACATGACTAACGGTCCTGCTGTAAGTGAAGGCAACAGTGCGAGAGTAGCTTGGTTAGATTACGTATCTGGTTCAGGTACAGACGAGTTAGTATTTGAAATAACTTTAGGTGCTGATGATGTAAAATCAGGACAAGAAGGTGACGTACTTAAATTTGGTACAAATGCTTTAGCATTAAACAATGGCACAATTAAAGACAGAGAAGACGCAGACGCTACTATTACAAATAGTCAAGCAATTGCTGACGCTGCTGGTAGTTGTGACGTTTACGCTCCGGCATAGTAACACAATTAATATAGGGGTCCTAAAAAGCCCCTA